ATGTAACCACCACCTATACCACTTCCACCATTTCCAAGCTGGATACCTCTCCAACTAGCGTGCCATGAACTTGGTGTAATGTTCATCCCTATATTTCCAGCCGAATCAATACGAACCTTTTCAGTAGCGGCTTCACTTGCCCCTGTAGATATTATTAAATCTGTTTTATTATTATCAGACGCAAAAGTGTCAGTTGCAACAGCATGAATTGATGCACCTGTTAAAATTGCATCTGTTCCACTTGCCTCTAGGGGTGCTTTAAAATCAATTCTACCTAAAACGTCATTCGCAACAACAGTTGTTTCTTTTGTGCTTAAGGTTAAAACTGCCCCTGTAGTGGTTAGACCGCCTTGAATTTCTAAAAGTGTTGAAGGTTGGTCTGTCCCAATACCCACATCGCCTGTTGAAATAAAAGAACCGCCAGAAGATAATTTAACCTTTGTGCTACCAGAGGAATTACCAATACCTATATGCGGAACACCACTACCATCAGTAGCTATTTCAACCATTTGTGTATCGCTATTGTTTCTTATTCTTAATATTTGTTGACTATTATCTCCAGCAGATTTTATTTCCAATGTTGAATCGGGGTCAGTTACTCCAATTCCTACATTTCCATTTGCATCCACCACCAAAGAAGTGGTTGTACTTGTTCTAAATGCTAGTTTATTATTAGCGTGTTCATAAAAAATACCACCAATGTCATTGTCATCCGGGTCACCAAAAACTAACCCTGCATCAGCATTGTTTGGCGATAAAAACTGCATAAATACTGAAGTATCATCTTCTAAAACTATTCCACTTGAACTAACAGCATCTATTGTTCCAGCGCTTCCTCTATAAACATGAAGAGTTTGGTCTGGTGAAGTCGTTCCAATACCAACTTGTTGAGCCGTATTAATAGTTAAAACTGCTCCACCACCATGGTCAATTTTAAAATTATCAGAATCATCTCCATAGACTCCAATAGTAGCAGTTCTTACATCGTTTTTAAAATCTAACTTTGCAATTCCATCTGAACTTGTATCTTCTATTCTTGCATTTGCAGTATCGGCTAATTTGATATGAAAATTAACCTCTGGCGTATTGCCAATCCCTGTATTTCCAGAAATTTCTACCGCACCATTTATATCTATAGTAGTTGCGTTTAATTCTAATTCTGTATCACTTACTAAATCTAAAACACCATCTGCTGATTGGTGTATATAAGTACCTGTATCTCCAAATTCTAATTTATTAGTTGAAGATACTCTAAGATTTCCATCTACTATTTCATCATATGCACCAGCTCCATCGCCATTTACTGTTAAGTCTCCTTCAATAGTAATGTTCCCAGATATAGTACCACCTGAAGATATAGAATTTGCTGTTGTTGTAATAAAAGCCATATATCCCCCTAAGCTAAGATAACTCTAACTGTTGCGTCAGAACTACCCTTTCTTTCCATTATCAAATAAACACCATTGCCTAAGCCATTAGGAACTTTTAATGTGTATATTGTATCTCCACCTTTTAAATATAAATCATTAGATGTGTTAACATCTGAGTCTGTTCCTGTCGTATTAAATGTAAAATAAAAATCATTATCAGACATTACGTGGACTTGGTGGTATCCAGTACAATTAACAGCCACACCATCTGCATCGGCAGTAACAGCAGACTGCACTTGCCAGTCTCCGGCTGACTCTATTGCCAACGATTCGTGTGCTCTAAATTTTTGTATATTTGCCATAGTATTCTCCTATTATGTATCTCAGCTTGCGAGGCGAGAATGTCTCCTTATCTGAGATTATTTAAATTAAATTTGGTACTTGTACAACACGGCTACCGCCTGTCTTGTCTTTCTTTCTTACGCCATACCTCTGTACAGCTTCTTTAAATTTTCTTTCGTGATTCATACCCATAGACATAGATATTTGAGCAGTATTTGGGTCTGGTGCTGTTCCGGCTTTATCCATATATAAACATTTTTTAACATAATCAACAACAGCTAACTCTAAAGTATTATCTATATCTAAACTATCTGTTATTGCTGATACACTATTGGGTTCAGCGTAGTAATGTATTAATATTCCATCTGTAACAGCTTCAGATATAGCTTTCCATTGTTTCCTACTTGATGTTCTATTGCTTCCAGATGAATCCACCTTTGTTACTAAAGCGAGTTTATCGCCCTCTATGAAATACATTGCTTGATTTTCTGGGTATTTTATATTACTTGCCATAATTAATCTGGTTTATTTAAGCTACTTTCAGTTGTAGCATCTGTTAATAATAAATTTTTATCAATAAGCCTAGGTATTTGTATATAATCTCCATCACTATCCATTAAGTAAACTCTAAATACTTGATTTGCCTCTAGCCTATTACTACTTGAATCTGAAGCTCCATCCGCTAAATCATAAAACATTCTATCTGCTATTGTTGTTATTTTAGCGTGAGATGTTTTAACTTTATGAGTTCCTATTTCAACTAAAGCATCATTTATTAAGTTCATTATATAATTCTCAGGAGCATTTGGAAACACTTGCCTAACTCTACTAATTAATTTTTTAACAGTTATTGAATGTACAGCCATTACACACCACCATCATCTAATACTGCAAAAACATCATACACTAAATCCCCTGTTGAGCTAGCGCAGTTTATGTCATCTAACTGCTCACCCCTAAGTCTAGCATACCAAACTTCATTAGGATTAATTACTATTGTTCCGCTATCTTGAGCTATATCACCATTACTTAATCCAACATATAGTTTAGCTGTGCTTGTAGTAGAACCATCTGAAGTTCCAGTATTTTTAATTACTAAAAAAACTACATCATCTGTAGTTTCTAATGTTACTGAAGGTGTGGCATTATAGGCATGAGCTACGGATGATTTTACATATTGAACTCCTCCAGTAGTCACTAAGTCTCTAGCTGTTGTATTCACAGTCATCCTTACGCTAATCCATTTATTACTATTTCCTTCATCATTTAAATCGTATACAACATTTCCACCAATAGTAGTTTTAATATAATCTGGTAATAAAGAAGCAGTAACACTTACAGTCGCTCTATCAGCCGCCATATTAAGCACCTCCTAATATTTGCAAACCCTTGTCATAGTCTGCTTGTAATTTTGCTTGTTGCTTTTCATACCAGCTATACTTAGCGGTATCAACTGTTAGCCTAGACTGTACTTCAGCTAAATAACCTTGAGAACTTTGAACCAATGAACCAACATTAGCTTGGTAAGATTGTAACTCATTTGAATATTTTTGTATTTTTAAATTATTTTCCTGAATTAATTTTTGCATATTCTTATCGCTATTAGATAAAGATATTTGTAAATCTGAATTATGTTTAGCTAACTCAGCTTGTACATTAGCTTGATACCTTACATTTTCTTTATTAAATTCATTCAATTCATTTTGTATATCTAATTGGAATACTTGCAAGTTGTCAGATTCGGTTTTAGACCAAGCTTGAAAAGCTAAATTAATTTCTGATTTATACCTATCTAATTTTTGAGAATAGGTTTGTACATCCTTATTTACTTCAGCTTGATACTCTGAAACATTTGCTTGATATTCTTGTACTTCTTTTTGTAATTTTAAAGCGGCTTCCTGTTGCGCATCTTGAGCATCTAATCTAGATTGTTCTATTTGTTTTTGTATTGTAGCTTGGTATTCTACATTAGCATCATTAAACACATTTAATTGATTCTGCAAAGCTTGTTGATATGCAGAAATATAAGAATTAATTTTTTGCAATTGACTTCCAGCTAATTCAATATCCTCCTCATCTTCAATCATATGCCCCAATACCTCAAACCAATCACTAAAATCTTGAAAATCTCCATCAGTCCCTATTGTTCCATCAGTTATTGACGCAGTTAACTCTTCAGTTGCCCCACCAACTTTTGGCGCTGTATAAGCTGGAGCTGTTCCAAAACTTCCTATGGTAATAGCTCCAATTGCTGGGGTAGTGAAACTTGCAGTTCCTAATGTTGGTGGAGTTGACGTAGAAAATACACCGGGGTCACTATCTCCAAATGGGTTACCATCATCAATTGTACTAAAAAAATCCTCAAAAGAAACTTGAGTAGGATGACCCGGCTTTGTATATGTTGGAACATCTCCAGAAATATCAGCTTTAGTTACACTAGCATCTGTATAATTTATTGTGTGCAAAGCTGGAGCAACTGGAATTGTAATATCGGTTGAAATTTTATCAAGTTCAGTATTGCAAGCACTTAAAGCCGTTGATATATCATCTGAGTTATTTAAGGAAACAGATTGATTTCCTAATACATTTTGAAATGCTTTGATGGATGCATATATAGGGACTAGATATTCAGCTTCATCTGGGAATTTAGTAATTGAGTCATCTCCATAAGCAACCGTAGGGTATGCTAATGTCTGGACATGTGCGTTATTTGAATTACTTGGCTCTGGTATAACACTTAATATATTATTAGATATATAATAAACTGGGTCTGTTGCTGAAGCCGCATTCATATCATCAGAGTCACTTGCCCTTCCGCTCATTTCAGGAAGTATAACCCTACATGGTTGATTTATAGTTCCATCATCTCTAGTTACGCTTAAAATCTTAGAGCCTCCAATAGTTAAATTAGTAGAACTTGAATTTAAATTATTTGAAGTTGTGTATAGTCTTTTTTTACCATCTGGAAGTACATTTAAAATTTCTTTTGCACCATCAGTAAGAAA